TATTAACTCGTTTTGTAATTGTATTAAATTTTCTTCAAGATTATTGAAAAATTGTAATATTTCTTTTTTATATCTCTTTTCTTTGGCCGCCATATTAGCGGCCTGATACAAATTTTCAAAATCGTATAACTGGCTATAGCCGCCCGGTTTAATCAAAACAAGCCTCCAAAAAATGTAACGTCCCCGAAGAGACGTTACCAGCATACTTTTCCCTTCCGGGAAGGATGATCAATCTGATGATTCTTATTAAAACACCACTAGCCATTAACCGTAATTAAATAGCCATATTCTTTTATGTTATAAAAGAATTATCACAGGCCAGCCGCGCCCCAATGTTCGTGTTCACGTTCCACGGGTAATTGTTCACATTGACAGTGCGGGGGCCGCAAGCCACGCCATTGTTCCAGTTGCCGCTTATACATCAATCACCCCTTGCTAATAATAAATCATACAATCCCAATAAATATTTTTTCCCCGACATTGGATATTTATTTCCGGGTGTATGAAGCCGCTCCAGATTTTTCCTTTTCTTTGTTAATTAAACCTCCGTTAATTCTTCCAATTTCAGCTAACAATTTACAGGCCGTTTCATAACTCTTTTTAGAAAGATACCGGGAGCCTCTTTTCCGTGATCGCCTAATATACCCGCGTAACACTTTCAGTTCAACATCTATGTCATACCAGCCCTGCATTTTGTTTCTACTGCTGTTAGTCCGTATTATCATTTCATATATACGGTACATACAGGTTTTTATTTGCGTTCTTAGCGCATAACGTTCAAATGAAGGAAACCTTTCTACTATTGGTTCAAAATAATCGATAAAATCTTCAAATTTTTGAAACAATACAAGATTTTCAACACTGCCAAGCGGCGCGGGCGTTTCCGGTTGCCGCGCCGCCGGTGATTCAAAATCAGAATTTCCGTTCATTCAGAAACAAGGCGGCGGCTATGCCGCCGCATCACAGGCCAGCCGCGCCCCAACGTTCGTGTTCACGTGCCACGGGGAACTGACCACATAGACAGTGCGGGGGCCGCAAGCCACGCCATTGTGCCAGTCGCCGCCCGCTAATAACGCAACAATGCCCTCGGTTTTCCATGCGTACACTTTGCCCATGCCCGCGCCTAATTGATCGTAATATTGCCAAGCGCCGGTTCCAGCGTCAAATCGGCCTGAATAATCGGCTAACCAATCCCATACATTACCGGCGCAATCTGTAACGTTATATGCTGATACCGCGTAAGGTTTCACGCCGTTAGCCGATACATCATATTCACCTGTTGACGGATTTACACGGCATCCGGTACGGGTTCGGGCCGTGTTTGTTGTTTTAGTCCAGCCATAATTATTATTGTCATCAGCCCCCTGCGGGCTTCCAAAGGCCGCCGCAAGCCATTCAGAATAAAAAGGGAGCCTCATACCGGAAAGCCGCGCCAGTTCGTTAAATGTATATTGATTCATGCCTTCCGTACCGGTTACAGGCAACTGCCCGTATTTTGATTGAAGTTCCCCGCTTGCCACATGGAGGCCGTTAGTGCCGCTTAAATACGTTATAGCGGCCTTTTGGCTTGCCTGATATATAGAAATCCATAAATCGCCGACCTTTACCATTCCGCCAAAAAGCGTTTTAGGCTTGTTTTTTAAATCCCATAATGAATTCGGAATAATGCCTAAAGTAACATTATCCTGCCATTTTGTGCCGGAGGAGCCGAATTTAACGCCGTTTGAATCAACAGGTATCCATAGGCCGTTTCCTTCCGGCGTTACCTTTCTGATTGTACCGTAATGAAAGCCGCCGATCTTCCGGCTGTTATCCGCATTAAATCCGTTTGGGAAGGTTGCATTTTCAGAAACAACCAAAACAGGATCGGAACCTGAAAGGCAAAGATAAATAAAATAATCCGCTCCTACCCTGTATGAATCCCCTATGTCTAAATTTTGAAGGGGATTAAATTCAATCAGATCGTCATTGTTGATCTGCTTCCAGTCATTGCCGTCAAAAAAATCAAAGGCCGCGCCCCTTGAAAATCGTATAACGTTTTCAGAATAGTCAAAGGGGTTTTTCTTTTCAAAATAAAAAGAGCCGGGGGCTTTAAAATTATTGTTTGCGCCCATATCAGACACTTTATATTCATCAATGTTGTCTTTGTAAAGTTTTAAACTCATTGCAGACTCCTTATAAGGTTTTCAACTTCTGCCTCGGTAAATCCTAATCTTGCAAATTCGCAATTAGGATCGTCAACTTGTTCATAGTCATCCGGGGTTTGATCCTCGGCTGGTATATCCGCGCTGGATTGTTTAAGTACGTTAATTTTATTATTTTGCTTTAGGTTATTCAGCCTAGCAATCATAACGCCCTTCCCGTTACCGGTTGAATTTGCGTAATCAACCGCATTGTACCAATCTTTTTTTGTAAAAAGATTTTCCGGTATTCCGACCATTTTATAACTCCTTAATCAATATATTTACCGGCATAACGCCGTATTCACCCCATTTACCGCCATCACCCCATTTACCGCCATCGCCCCATCTTTTTATTCTTGTTCCGGGTATAATCTGATTGTTTATCAATCTTTGCGCGTGTATGATTAATCCGTTTTCTGTAAGTTTTGCGCTGAAAGGTAAAAACTCCCTAAAATCGCCGTTAGGTGTAATCATTATAAAATACTTTTTATCCGGGTTATAAGTCATTCCCATTTCAGATAATGGGATAATTGTTTCCGGCCCTTTAATATCTTTTACAAAAAATTGACTTCCGATTCCTTTTCTAATTAGCTCTTGAATTGCCCTCAAGAAATCCGAGTCATTAGCGGAATCGGGTTTATTGCTTATTCCATCCAAACTGCCAAAGGCCGCAATAAATACAGCTTGCCTTCCGCCGTGTAAATCATTAAACCATAAAGACCTCCAGTTTGTTCCATCCATACTTTCCGGTGTACTCGCCGGAACCGCTTTTCCGCCCGGATAATTAGGATCGTTTAAATCATAATATTCCGTATAATCAGCATTAATTTTAAACACGTTAAACCTCCTGTAACCATTCAACAAATAAAACGGCTGTAGTGTGTACCGGTTTTATTTTTAAAATTAGATATTCAATATAATTTTTCCATATAACTGAAATCTGTAAACGCTCTATATATAAAATTTCATTTCTATTGTTTCTAATAACTGATTGGCATACAAAAAAACACGTTTCCCAAAATCTATGATCCGCCGGAAAATTATAAACTTCCGAGATATTATTCATTAAAAGGGTAGGTATAAAATTTTCATCTCCTATTCTGTAATCACACATTGCGCGGATATTATCACATACCATAATTTCATTATCACAACACGAAGGATAGGCTATATTGCTATCACGCGGATTACGCAATGGTATATTTTCGTAAACGTGAATTGTATCGTCAATTTTTTGCAGTATTTCTTCAAGAAATACCCAACTCTGCCCCCCTCTATTTATTTTCCATAACGAATCTAAAATATCCCGCCTTTTTTCAAGTTCCGCCTCGGTAAATAAAACCCCAAAAACATTTTCCCATTTTTCGGGGTTTCGTGTTGTATCCGGGAAAATATCAAAATAAACAAGTTCCGCCTCTTTTCGTACATTTTCCGGCAAAAATGAAAGCCCTTTAACTAATTTTCTTTTATTATTGTCTACAAATAATTGAAAGGCTCTTGAATGAGAAAATAAGTTTTTAACTGCTTCAAAATATTTCAAAATAATACCCCGTTAATATAAAGGTTTCCCAGCTTGCATAATTCCCCCATGCCTAAATTATATGAAGGTGTGATATTTCCCGCTTTACGCATAACAACATTATTGAATTCCGCCTTATTCAATATGGCAACTTGATCTACAACAGAAGATATATTATTTCTTGTTACCTGATCGGTTCTATTGTTGTCATCCGATAATCCCCGGTTATACGGCTCCCTGCCTAAAAAATATTCTTCAATGGGCGTTCTAACCGAATTTGAAAAGTCAAGAGCCGGTATTCCAGTTAAACCTTCAATGTACACGTCAAAAATTATAATTGATACCGGCCTAACATTTAAAAATGTTCCGTTTCCTACCGGATCGATTATTGCGGTTAATGGTTTTCTTGTTGCCTTTCCGGTTTCCGGGTTATATGTACATGATTTACCCACTTCAATTAACAGGGCGGCGGATGGTATTCTATCCGGGTATATGCCGGGTAATCCTGAAACATAAACAAAAACGCCGGAAGGGGAATTAACGTCTTTGTAAGGATATATATTTAATACCCCTAAAACTTCCATACCCCATATACGGTAATCGGCAAGTGCGCCGCCTTGCGGTTGCATACGCCATCGGCTAACAACCCTAAATCTATATTCCGCCTCGGTTTCTTCATCAATAGCGTCTTTATATACCGTTTCAACTGTTGCCGTTTTTTCTACATTGCCTAAAGGATTTACAAAATCCAGCGTTTCACCCGGTTCTATATTTCCAACGGTTCCGGCCTCGGCGCAAGTAACCGCTATTAATTCCGTTTCATTTTCAAGTGTTTTAGTTTCATCGGTTATATATATTTTCCCTGTTATATTGCTTTTTAACTGCGCTCCGCCGTCTAAAAAAGTATTTATGCGCGTAACATTTACCCTTATAAAGCCGCGCCATTGCGTACCGCGCCGGGGTTCCCCTACTCCTATTAAAACGCCCCATTTAACAAGCGGCCTTATTCGTACCCCTAAAACGTTTATTTCTTGCCAGTATGCCGTTTCCGGGAAAATTTGTAGGAATAACCAGCCGATCTGTTTATACAGAATTACAAATATGCCGGCTAAAACCGCCGCCAGTATTTTTATAAATGATTTTGGCAATATCCTTAATCTGTTGTTAAATTCATGCTGTAAACCGCTTATAATTAAGGTTCGTATTTCTTCAATACTTTTATTATCATACGGAATCGCCATTGCCATCCCCCCATAGTAAAAAGTATTCGTTTTCAAAAATTGTATTTTTATCTTTTAATATTTTTATTGTAGTTTTAAATCTGTTCTTTCCTACCGCTTGCCCATATACCATTATTTCATCGGCTATCTTTTCAGTAATAAACCACTGTAAATCCATAACCGCCGCTTTTTCAGCTTCCTTTATGTTTTTAACGGACATCGGCAGTCCGGTTATAATATGCTGAAAGCGCGATCTTATTTTTTCATTTTCCGTTATATCACTTAATAAATTATACCAGTATTCATTTTTATTATTTACCTTCCCGGAATCAGTCTTATTCCCGCCAAAAAGCGATAAATAAACTGCTGTAGAAAATTGTTTATCGGACATAAAAAGGCCGTCTTCTATTGATACATCTCCGCCGTCAAGTGTTTCACCTAACAACAAATCGCCTTCAAAGTTTTGCAATCCATTCATTTTATCTGCCTACAATTACATTGCCGGAACCGCCGACCTGCGTACCGCCGCAAGCGGTAGGATCGCCGATTCTGTAAACCGATGCGCCTTCCGCGTATACGCTCCCCGATCCTTGCCCGCAGGTAACTCCATGTGTAGGATGCGGTAAAGGAATATGAACATGGGGGGCTGAATACGGATCGCCGGTTCTTGCTACCGGTATTCCATTTACAAATACGGAACCGGCTCCGCTTGCTATTGGTATCGGCCCTGTTAAAGAGCTAGGCCCTACAGGGCAAACACCGGCATCCATATCACCTACACGCGCCGCTCCCGGCATATAACCTCCTAATTAAGATTTATTGTTGCCCCATTTATTGTAACATTGCCGGTAACTTTTATATCCAAGTTTCCGCCTATTGACCATTCGGCATTGCCTTTAATGTTTTTAACATTATTCCCTTTAACGTCTAAAATATCATCTTTTTCAATTTTAATTGTATTGTTTTCATGTATTATTTTTTCACTATTTTTTAATATTTCTCTTTTTGAATTTCCTTTTATCTTTACGCTGTAATTTCCGGTTGCATTGCCTGTTGTTTCCGTATTGTTATCAAAAAAATAATCGCCGTTATTCAGCATTTTTATTTTTAATGTAATTTTACCTTTTTGATCCCGCGAAAATAATATTTTTTCTCCTGGTTTAGCTCCTTGCGTTTCATTAAAAATACCAACCACTACATATTTACCAGTACCATCAATTTTTAACATAACTAATTGATCGTCAATAACGGGTGGCGAGTCTTCTCCGGAAGGGTTATATTGAACTGCCTTTTGATTATAGTCTTTTCTTGTCTCGGATATTATTTCAACCATTTTTTTAATTTCGTGATTTATTACCTTTCCTATCCTTCCGGCAAATTCGCTCATTCCCACGGTAAAACCTCCGGCGGATCATCTGTAAAGGAACCTGGTAAAACTAATTCTAATTCCGCTGTTTTAGAATTTGTATCTCTTAATAATTTAATATTACGCGCAATAAAATTAGTTTGTCTTGAAATCATGGCTCCGGGTGCTTCTATACATACTGTCATCCCTTTTTTGAATAATTTTTTATCACTGTTTAAATGTGTATCACATTTTAAATTATAGGAAATACAATCGGCAAACATCCGCCCAGCGTGAGCTTTAACGGCGTTTTCTAAGTCCGTTTTGGTTTCAGCATCGTCAACTAATATTGTTTCATGGCGTGTAATACCCTTGTTTATTAAATATTTATTTTCAAAAGTATATGATAGTGCTTCTAATAATGTATCGCTCTTTGTGTGTCCAGTTATATGTGAATAAAATCCCTGCGCGTTAAAATGCGGCGTTATTGACAATAGGGGTGTGTTTCCCTGTTTGAATTGCATAAATACATTTTCTTTTTTTACTTTATAAAACACCAACCGACCATTTTCATCATTCGTAAATAAAAACTTTCTTTGTTGCGATAATTTTAATAAAAAACTTAAAACTTTTTCATTAGGTTCTATGCTTACTTCCGTAAAAGGATCGCCCGGCCCGTCTTTATAAATTATTTTTATTCCGTATACATCCGCAATCGGATCGGCAATATCTTTTAAAGTTACATTATAATATTCAATAGGATATTTTGAAGGCGGAACCGTACAATCGTTTAGAACACCGCATAACGGATAGCCCTGTAGTGTTATTTCTGTTGCCCCTGCCTGTAATTCTGGATCGGGCGTTAATAAATATCCCTTAAATAGCAATTCCCCTAAATAATAAACCGCGCAATTCTTAAATGCAAAAGGCGTTATAGCTTCCTTTAAACCTTTAACCGCTAAATCATAAGGAGCCGAAAAAGAAAAAGTGTCAAAAGAATCGCATAAAAGATTTATTTCATACCCGGTAAATCCTGTAAATTTCTTTCCGTCAATTATTATTGAAACATCCTGCTCGCTATCGCTTAATTCTATTGCTTGCGCTGTTTGCGGTGCTATTGGTTTTTCTGTTACATCTTCCGGTATTATTAAAACATCACCGGGAAAAATAAGCGGCGAGCCATCCGATGCGGTTCTTCTACCTGATAACTGCGGATTTGCGTCAACAATTTTACACCATTTTGAAGATATGCCCAAATAACGTATAGAAATCGCGCCTAATGTATCGCCGCTTGCTACAGTATGCTTATTAGACATAATAAGATACCTCCCGACCCATAGGTATAATTTCCATATCGTCAATACTTAAATTGTTCTCAATAATTAATTTATCTAAAAAGTAATTGTCTACTGATTGATATATTTCAGCGCATAATTCAATTATATTTCTATCCCGATCTAATTTAATTATTCTTTTCATGGGAAGGGATAGGGCAACATTAAATATTAGGTTAATTGAATTATAAACTAATTTATTTAACATTAAATAAGCGGTTGCATTGGAGTCGATAAAATTATTTTTTATAATTTTTTCATCTTCAAATATTTGTATCGTACTAAACAATTCTTTTATTTTTAACGCTGTTGAAACCGCCGCCTCTCTTGATATAACCCCATCGGCAGTTGAAAATGTACCGCCCCCGCTGTTTGCCTGTTGTTTATTGTTTGCCGCGTTTTCCGCAATGCTTAAAGCCGATCCTATTGCTACAGATGCGACCGCGCCGGATAATACAAGCCGTGTACTTGCAAAATTATTTTTAATATTATTGATTCCAAAAGGATCGTTTCTAAACTGATTGGATATTTGTGTAACCAAATTTGAATAACCGCGTACTTTTTCCAATATATTTATTGCCAATTTTGTAGGTATCTTCATTGCATTTAACGCAAGCCGCGCCGTATTTATGCTTTCATTTACTTTATTTTCAGCATTTTTAAACATTGATTTTATATTATTTTTCAATTCTCGCATTGTTGCTAAAAGATTGGGATTATCCGGCGTTAATCCTGATAAATTGTCGTTTAAAATATCCGCCTGTACGTTTAATGATGATTGAATTTGTAATTGTTCGCTGATATTTTCAACTGTTAAATTTTCCGCAAAATCAGCGGCGGCGGCATCCAGAAATTCATCATAATTTGACGCTAATTCATCAGCCGTTACCGCCTCAAGATTTACCGGATCATCGGTTATAGTTTCTGTAAATGTAATTGTTACAATACTTTCATTTATATTATCAATTAAATTGTTATCCCTGCTTATATTTCCGGTAGGTATTACTTTTCTTATTCCGTAAACAGGATGCTGTAATTCCGCTATATCTTTTTCAAGTAACGCTAGTTGAAAATCATCCGCCGTTTTAACGTGATTAGTTCCATTGAAAATGCAAGTCATAGGAAAGGTAACAGGGCCGCCGCCTTGATGTTGTACATGGGCTCCATCTCTATCCGGGAAGGGAAAAACACCGGTTTTTAATTCTATAGTGCTTGTTAATTTCTCCCAAAAGAAAGTAAATTCTTTTCCGCTGGGGGCCGTATATTTTGCTTCTAATAAATCCCGATCATCCATTATTGCCCCCGGATGCGGCCACTCTTACGTTAGGCGATCTAGGCTGGCGGGTAACACGCGCCGCCGATCCTTGATCCGCCCTTACATTTATATCGACCTGCTCGCGGCTAACCGATTCGCTGTATCTGTATTGTTCCGCTGTAGTCATAGGCCGCGTTGCCGGTGTGGTTGCCGCTGTAATTGTTTGATTGTTCCGCCCTGTTATATTAGGTGCAATATTAGCCGGTATTCCGGCTGTACCTGTTGATGTTTGATTTACGGCGCGAGGTACAACAGTTGAAACTTGCGCCGGTACAACATTTTGAACAACCTCCGTTTCAATATTATTCCCTTTTAAATTTTCCCTAAATTCTTTTATTTTTTCAACCGCCGGGCCTAATAATTTATTAACACCGGGTATTTTTGCCAAAACTTCCAATAGCCCCTGTATCGGGGCCAACACTGCTGAAAGAATAACGCCGCCTAATTTTTTAAACCCCGCGATAATGCCGTCTGTTTTAAACGCTTCCACTATCGCGCCCCAGTTGTCTTTTAATTCTTTTATAATGCTAAAAATTACAGCGAATGGGCCGGTAAATATTGAAATAAATCCTAAAACTTTTTCTGAATTATCCTTAACAAAACCTATTAAAGACTGGAAAGCGTTGCATAATTTATCCCATATCATAGACGCGACATTTTTAATCCATTCCCATGCCATTTTTAACGCCTCGGTTATTTTATCCCAATTTTTTACGCATAAAACAACAATGGCAATTAACGCGGCTATCGCGGCGATTATTAAACCTATAGGGTTAGCTGTCATTGCCGCGTTTAAAACCCATTGCGCCGCCGCCGCGATTTTACTTGCGACTGCGGCGGCTTTTTGCGCTACTGTAAGCGCGACCGTTGCGATTTTTGCGGCTATTAATTGCGCCTGTAACGCTACAAACGCCGCTCCTTGTTTGGCAATGCTTCCTACAAAATCTATGGCCATTGCCGCTTTTTGCCGCGCCGCAAAAAGAATAGTCTGAATACTTGCGCCCATTGTACCGGCTTTATATAACGCCATCGCTTTTGTCTGATTACCCGTTATAAGCGCGGCGGCAAGCTGTACCGCTTTAGATATATTTTGCGCCGCTGTAAACGTATTAACCGCCGCCGCTGCTATGAGCATACCGCCTTTATATATTGCAACCGCCGCAATAACCGCGAGAATGGGAACCCGCAAATTCCATATAAAGCCTATTAAATTTATTATTACATCCGCAAAACCGGCTATTTTATCAAAAACTGCGGCGGCTTTATCCGCTATAGGCTGAAAATCAAAGTCTTTTATTCTATTAACAAATTCATCGGCTTTTCCCATGATTTTTTCAAAAATTGGAAGTAACGCCGTACCAAGATTAATGCCCGCATTTTTCATTTTATTTAGAAGGAGGCTAAATCTTTCCGCCGGTGTTGCCATAACTTTGTTAAACGCCGTATCAACCGCGCCAGATGCGTTTCTCATTTGTTCCAGTGCTTCCGTGAATTGACCTGCGCCCTTTCCGGTCAATACCGTTATTGCATTTAACGATTCTACGGAACCAAAAAGGGACATTATAGCCTCTTCACTTCCGCCTGTCTTTTCCCGTATATCTTCCAAAAAACCGGTTAAACCTTTTGATCGCAATGCGGCGGCTGAAAAATCTATTCCTAGCCTGCGGGCGGCTTGCGCCGCGTTATTCGATGGGTTTTGTATGGCCTCCAGAATTTTTTCCAGCCCCTTCATTGCTTTTGGGGTTTCAATGCTATTAGCCGTCAATGCCGTGATTGACGCAAAAAGTTCATCGGTACTTACATTTAACCGGGATGCGGTTGGTAAAACCTTGCCTAAACTGCTATTTAATTCTTCAAAAGATGTTTTTCCTAAATTATTCGTTATAAGCATTTGCCCAGCTATTTTTTGGGCATCGGATGCTTCCAGACCGTATGCGTTAATAATGCTTGTTAAACTGTCAATAACGGTTCCGGTATCCGTAAACGATGCTTTAGCGGCTTTTACCGCTGTTGCCAGAAAATCTATTGAATCGGCTGTACTAATGCCGGAAACAATAGCATCGTATTGCATACCCGCTAAATCTTTTGCGGCTATCCCTGTTTGATTTGATACTTCTATTAAACCTTTATTAAGTGCGTCTAACGATATTTTTGCAGTGTCCGCAACTGTTGAAACTTTTGTAAATGCCGTATTAAATTCTATTGCGTCCTTGACACCCTTGACGGCAAAGGCCCCAGCCGCCGCAACACCAGCCGCCGCTATTGCGATCCCTGCTTTTTTTGCGGCGTTTCCTAGACTGGCAAGTTGATCCTGCGCTTTTAAAAAATCTTTTTTTAACTGTTTGCCTATTGCGTTACCTTTAACGCCTATTTTTGCAAGCGGCTCCGTTGCGCGATCTATGATATTAAATGCTGTCTCTACCGCGTACTTGTTAGCCATGCTTCCCCGCTTTTATTTTGGCCTTTTGTATTTCTATTAAACCGTCAATTAACGGTTTATAAAAAAAACGTATTTCGTCAACAGTAATTTCTCTTATTGACGGCAATGACGCATAATCTATATAGATTTGCGTCATTTGCGTATTAACGCCCCCGGCTCCGTGAATGGTTTTTTTAATACCATTAACGGCAACCTCGGACGTTATAAGGATAAAAAAAGCGTGGCTATGCCGGAAATAAATTTCCAGTCCGATCCGTCAATTTTAGAAAAGTATTTTATTTCTTTTCCGGTCATAGCTGACATATAGGAAAGGAGTCTTGAAATTCCCCTTTCATCTTTATAGCCATCCATAGCCGAAAAAGCCTGCCCGCCGGGCCTTTTGATTAAAACAATTTCACCCCTGAAATTTTCCGGTGAAAAATTTGAAATAGTATATTTTATTGAAGTGCCGTCAACTTCGATGCGCCCGGCCATGCAAAACTTTATAAAACGCCGTTTTATTTCGCTGAAAACTTTTAATTCGTCTTCATCCATTGCCGTTTCATCATGTTCGATTTCATTGTTTTCACAAAATGTGTTGAATTCATTTTCGGCAGTTTCCCGGTCAATTTTATTCCCGGAGGCGGCGGATTGTACCGCGCCGGTTTTGTCATCATTCATAACAACTCCTTATAAAATTAAAGCTATAGACCACTAACCCCGCAGGGGAATGATCGCTATAGCCTTATTTTAACCCTGCTTTTGGAATGTGCCGGTCAATGTAACCGGTACGGTTCCCTCTTTATAGTCAAATTTTAATTCCCCGGTAATCTGTACGTTTCCGGCCCATACCGTGCCATCGTTAGCCGTGCCGGAATAATCAAAAGGCAACCCGGATTCTTTTAATTCCAAAAGAAAATCATCATCGCCTTTTTCGGGATCAAATACCAAATTAGAACCTTCAAGTATTCCGGCCACCCGGCTTTGTATAAAACGGATAGAACCATCGCCGTTTGGCTTACCCTCATTATTGCGGCCCTGTACCTGCAACTGCGCTGTATCTTCCGCATCGCATACAAAACGCCGCCCGCTTAAAGTATGAGAAGAAAAAGGCCCGCCAACCATTATTCAGCCTCCTTTAACAACCTTTCAGCGTACCAGTCCGATCCTGTTGCGCCTAACACATAATAAACTTTTTCCGGTTTTTCGGGATCGCTCTGTATAGCGCACATGGTTACAACGCCGGAAAAGCCCGTTTTTACAACAGTTACTTTTTCATCAAGATTGAATTCGAATCCTACACTTTTCATATTAGCCCTCTCCTAAATAAAAGCCAAAGTAAATATCAGTACTGGATACTTCAATATTGCCCGATAATTTAACCGGGTAGGTAACATCCAGCCTTTTGGGATTTTCGTTACTTATTTTTACGGTTAAATTCTTTTTTGTGAATTCTGCATCGCTTATAATAGCCGCAAGCGCAAGGGAATCGGCAAGATTGATAAACATTGTTTTAACCGCTTTTGGCTGTATTGCGACCGGGCTGGAAACAATATCTTTATCCGGTACAAGCGGCGCGCCTTTTAAAGAATCCTGCTCCATAACAAGGCGGACATTGTAAATAATGTTCATTAATTTAACAATGTCAACAACGTATCTTTTTGAAGGAAATTTACCTTCATTAGCCGGGTGATAAAATGTAACAATATCATTCAACTCCGCAACATTCCCGGTTTTTATATTGTTTGAAGCCCCAGCCATAATTGAAGCGTTACGCTCCATTGTTTTTTCCTGTACTTCATCCGGGCCGGTATGAAGGCCGGTCAATCTGCCTTTATAGTTTTGCGGCGGAAATTTGTTAGCTGTTGTAACAATGTCATTCATTAAACCTTTAGCCGCAACAACAAAAGGAAGCTCGCGGCTCCCTACAGAAACAATTAAGAAATTTGCCGCGTCATTTTCGCGTAACGATGTTATGGCTGTACGGGTTTCAAGATCATCGGTACACCCGTGAGCAACTATACAGGGTTTCTTTTCAAGTGCGCCCCATCTGCCCTCTACATATTGCTGGTATTTATCTAGGCGCATTGTATTTTTGTATGAAAAAGTATTTAAAATAAACGTTTCCCATGCAATGCCGATTTTTTCAAGCGCGGGTGAAACATCCGGATCAAGTGCGCCGCCTGAACAATTAGCGGTTATAAAATCAATTCCGGGTGCGCTTGTTTCCAATTCAATTTTAATTAAATTCCCAATATCACCCGACCATTTTGCCGTTAAAGGCAAGTTATTGTCATTTGTAATAGTGCCGGTCTTAACAGGCATTGACAAAACCGTATTGATAGCCGCTTTAATTGCGGCTAACACTTCCGCCGCTGTATTGTCTTTTAATATCGGAAATTCGGCTGGTATTCCGCCTATATAGACAATGCCGGAGCCGTTTGCGGTTGCAGTTCCCATTGCGCTTATAGAGCCGATTGCCGCTATTGATTGATTCGCTTTTTCCAGCGGAATAATTGTTACCGGAAATTCAGCTACCGCGCCGATTGCTGGTAACAACTGCTCCGCCGCAAGATGTAAAGGCGATCCCCAGCCGTATGTTTCAGCTACCTTTAACGCTGAAAAAAATTCTCTTTTGTTTAAATTATAAACCGCGTCATCGTTACCTACCCCAATAATGGAAAGCCGCTGATTCAGCATCGCGGCGCTTCCCTGATTAAAATTTCTGTAGGTTGCCTCTACACCGGTTACACGGGTAATTGTAGATGGTGATACCATAATTTACTCCTCTTTTGTTTCTATTGTGTTATCTGTCATTATGTCAATTAAATTTACTTCCCCGGCATCGTTTGCCTTAAAAGTAATTCCCTCAAAATTTACGCCCATTGCTTCCGGGGAAACTTCATATAATTCAACTTCAAAGACTATCCGACAAGCTGTTATTGATATGGCAGATGTGTCAATTCCGTTTGGTATAATTGTTGTTATTTTTGTTATGCGCCTTCGCATAACTGTTCCTTGCATACCTAAATAAGCGTAATAGCCGGACATTAAAATATTGCGCGTAATCCGGGCCGTATGCCATGCCCTTATAGCCGACAATGAATCATCCGGTATAATTTCAAAATTATCTTTTTCCGATTCTATGTGCCGGTAGTTTCCGCATCCGTAACAATCTATATAATAAGTTCCGGTATATTTTATTTTCCCGGATATTCCGCCGGGCTTGTTTTGATCTTCATTTGTTTCTTGCAAGCATACATTGACAAGCGGAAAAGGATTATTTTTCCCGTTATTGCTTGTTAGTTCCCACGGGCGGAAATTTTCAATATAAACATTTATATTAAAGTCTTTTTTATTTTCAACAGTAGGATCATTTTCTGCTAATGTTTTTTGATTGTTAAATTCCATTTTTAAAATAGCGGCTATCCTATCACGGATTATTTCAGCGTTATCTTGTGTTTTTAACAGTTTGTTGATTTGACTATTCATCTAAATTAACCGCCAGTTTTATCCTTCCTATTCCTATTGTTTTATCCGGTTCATATTTTTTAACAAAAAGTTTTATTTCATTTCCGGTTAAATCAATACATTTAAAGCCCCATCCCCTTTTTGGCTCCTCTTTTGTTTTTTCCGCAAGGGATAAAAGACTAAAGGCCGCCTCAATAGTACGGCCCTGTACCGCTTCACCTGTTGCAAGATTTAAAAGATAGCCTATATCGCCATAACTACCAGTAACCGGGTATTCGGCGTTACCTGAAATTAAAACAAATTCGGATGCCGCGCCGCTAGTATCGCCTAATATTTTTTTAGCATCTAATGCGGCGCGATCCCTTAAATTCATTTTATAAGCCCGGCATCCTTTAAAATCTTTTCAAGTTCATCATCCTTTACGGCTGATAACTGGTTTTCTTTTAAGAGGCCGCCATCAAGCGCAAGTTTTTCAAGTTCCTTGCGATCCGGCTTTTTTTCTTCCGCTTTTTTTTCAGCGGCTGGGGCCGGAATAATTTTAGGTTTATCACCTTTCAAAAATGATTCAAAACGCGCCTTGTCTTTAAAAGCCGTTTCATCAATCTCATCACCTTCCTTATAGGTTTTTTTATTTCCTACAAAGGAACACCCCGGCGCAACAACAAATTTCTTTTTCGATTCTGCCATGATTAACTCCTTATAAAAAATATTTGTTATGCCGTTGTTATACAGGCATAACGATTAACGCTTACGGGGAGCATTAAGGGCCGCGATTTTATTTCAGCGATAAACGTTTCATTGTCATCGCTCCAAAATACACGCGGCCTTATATCGTATTCCCCGCCGATCTGTGTTTTGTCAACACCGAAAATTTGATCAAATGTAGTATCGGTTCTTACGGTTGGAATACCGCCAAAAATGCGCCTGAAATCAAGATCGGATAATTCGGGTAACAGTATAACCTTGTTAGGATCAAGAAATTTTATTTTTTCTTCTATGTTTCCAAAAGGATTATACCGGGCGTTATATGTAAATAATAAATAACGGTATGAGCCGTAATCAATATAGCCCATCCGTTTCCCGCCCAAATTCACAATTTGCGGGCTTAATGCGCCCATATTCAAAACATCTTTTTTCAGATTTTCGCGTATCCAGTCATTTTTTATAAAATCTTTCCATGCTTGATCGCCAAAAATTGCAATAGAAATGTCAACAAGGCCGTCATCGCGTACAATATCAGCTACCGCGTCCATATCGTCTAACGGCGTGTGATCGTGTCCTGGTGTTGCGGTTGCGTTTAAATCCCTCCACGGCGTTGTTACTGTAGGAAAATGACTCGCTTTAGGCGTTAATCCCAACTTAAATGTTTGTCTGCCTTTTTCGTCTGTCAATATAATATCGCCGGTCTGTAAAACCTGCGCGGCCTGCAATTCCATAGACCGGCGGAGCATCCGAGTCATTCGTCCCATTTTTCTAACAAGTATTGTTGCAAGCCGAGCCAGCCAGTTTATTTTTTGCGTAACATAAGCCGATTCACCGGGCTGGCGATTCATTAATGCGGCTATTTGGGCCGGTGATCGCAATGCGTAAACCGGAAAAGGAATTTGTTTATTGACAAATTTATCCTCAACAAGCGTAACCGCGCCGGTACTTAAATCGGTAACGGTGGGGGCTACTTCTTCCCCTTCATAAATTTCATCCAGATCGCAAAATTCCGCATCCGTAAATGAATCCGGCGTTGTAACAAAAAATGAAGATAAAAATCCCATTTTTGTTATATCCGGCTGGCTATTAAAAAGGGCTATAACTTTTGCAAGTATATTCAGCATACTTTTACACTCCTTAAAAATTAATATTTAAATTCCCCGCCTTATTCGGTGCGGGAAATATCGTGTACAGTGATCGGGATACAGGTTGCGGATGCCCGGATTAAATCATTTTGCGCCGGTGTTGTTACAATACCGTTTACGGTCAACAGATCGGCCCGTACCGGCCCGAAAATAATCGCCCTAAATGACATATCAGCGGCGGCTGGTTTATCATTTATAATGTCAAAGGGATTAATCGCTACCGGCGTATCGTCTTCAAAATCCGCAAGAGGCGCGAATTTTGATCCGTCTCTTTTTAAGACAACACCCCTCTTGATCGTTGTGTTAGCCGCAACATTGATTAACCCGGTTTCAAATTCGTTTCCGCCGAGGCCGACAACATTGGTTTCAACAATCTGCGTTTGTATTCCGCCCCTGTTATTCATGCTTTGCCCCCTTTTCATTCTTTCCGGCAAGCCCCATATTCCAAGCGGCCTCCATTGCCGCGTCATCCGCGCCTTGACCGTTTGCCGGATTCACAGGCGGCGGATTATCAACGTTACGCGCTTCCAATGTTGCGGCTGTTTTCATTGCGGAAAGGTACTCGGCCTGTACTTTATTCTCTACAAGCTGGTTGCCCCCCCGGATAAATTGCGCCGCTATTTTCATAGCGTTGTTTTCTTCGCCTAACTTTAGGTGAGCCTCTACCCGTTCCCGCTCTTCCTTTATTCCAGCTTCTTTTCCTTCGCCGTAAATAGCCGCATAAAGTTCCGGGTTTTCTTTTTTTAGTTTTTCCTTGTCCATATTTACTCCTTCTTTTGGAATTGGATTTAAATGAACATCACCCCCCACAACAGTTTCCGCCGGGGGGGTGTGTTCAAAACCGTTTATTAGTCCACCCGGAGCCTCGGATGGTAAAAGGGTTTCAGATAACAATGCAACTGCTTTTTCAAGATCATATTTTTCGGTTGCGCGTAACATTTCAGCCGTTTTTTCTATTTGTAGTTTTGCGTTTATTATTAGCGTATTTCTATCAAGTTCATAAGCTTGATCATTATTATCCGTGTTGTTTATCTTTTCAAATTCGGTTGCGTATCCGTTTTCAGTAATTTCATTTCCGACAAAATATGTTTCTTCATCCATTAATTTTCTTGTTTCTTTTTCTGTTTTACCGGATATATACGCATAGGTGGAGCCAGACATAGCCGCAAGCCTTTCAAGATAATCAGCGGCTTTTTTAAATTCCCTATAATCGCCCATGATTATATTCCACGGGTTATGTATTAAATAAATTGAATTTTCATATACGATTATTTTTGAATTTTTATTCACGGTTCGGGCGGCAATAGCGATATAGCTTGCCATTGACGCGGCAAGCCCAGTTATTTTTACAATTATGTTATGTGTTTTAGCATATTCCCTAATTAAATTAAATATTGCTATACCTTCATATACCTCGCCGCCGGGTGAATTAATAGTAATTTCTATTTCTTCCCCCGGTTGCGCGGCCTTTAGTTGATCACATATTGCCTCCTCTGAAATTCCGCCATAGCGATAAATAGCTTTATTGATAGAAACTTTGATCATATTAGCCTAAATAATACCCCTTAAAAATAATAAAGCTATTAACTTTTCAAAAAAAGTTAATTTATTTTAAACCGGTGCGCCCAAAACATTTTGTCATCTTTTACCGGTTTCATCCAATCAACAAATAAATCCCACGGAATTTTAATATTATTGCCGCTTCCCTGCCAGTTATTCATTGTGTCCCCATACGGATCATCAATTATCATTTCATGGGGTGAATAAGGATTCGTTTCAAAAACGACACCTACAACACAAACAATATGCCCTAAAGGTTTATTTATCGGTTTAGGAAATCCGGGAAAAGTACCGGAACCTACCCACGGCCTACCGGCTAAAAGTTCATCGATTAAATGAAAAGTCAAAACGTTAGTTGAAAAATAATCAATTTCTTTCCCCATAAATTGATTATATCCTTTCATTAAATCATAATGATTTTCCGGGTTTAGTCCTTTATCCCTAATATATGAATGTAAACGATCTTCCGGCTGGTTATATTTTTTATATTTTTGATTTATAGGACTGTTTAAAAACATTTCCCATAATTGCGGAATATACGATGTTGCCATAGTTAAACTTGTTGTATTGCATGATATAAGCGGATTTACTTCATTATTGCGCTGGGAAAAATTGTCTTTTCCTTCGCTCACATTAATTATTTGCATGATCAAATCCTTTAATAAGTTTTTTAAGTTCTTCTATTGTTTCAGCACATGGAATATTTAATCTTTTTGCAATATACTTTTCTAAAATTGCCCCATCGCTTATTGCCCAACCCGGCAAAAAAAAGATAAAAGTTGAATCGCATAATTCTTTTATGCACATTTTCATATAATCTTCCCACACTGGGATTTTACCTGATAGGTTAAATTTCTTATCAAGTTTATATCCGTATTTTACGGGGTTAAATATTTTTGCTTTATTTATTTTTAGTGTTTTAAAAATAGCTAAAATTTCTCTTTGCGCTTTCTGAAAAGCCGGTTTATTTCTGTTTATTATTCCTGTTATGGGGCCGGATATATATATTTTCATTTTGATCTGCCTTTATTTAACTCTTTTTGTATTTCCCTGTATTCCATTTCCGATATTTTCTTCATGCGTAATTCTTCCGCATATTCCGCCGCCGCTTGTTTCTTTCCAAAAAGCCATCCGCCTATAAAAGAAAAGAAACAGGCAAAAACAAACACGGTAAATATAATTAAAACTATAAAAGCCATTTCAAAAATACCCTAATAACTTTTAAAGTTTCCCCGGTGAAACTTTTATCACCACCAATTAAATAAATAATGCCCGGTTGCCCATACAATAGAGCCAAAACCAATGACACCCACGCCAGTCCATAGCATTGTTTTATTATCCGATTGTATTCCGCTTATAATTAATGGAGTGCCTACCCCAAAAGATACCCCGCCAAAAGTAAAACCGATTAAAGATGATTTTTTTAAACGCTGTACATCACGTTTTAATAATTCATTTTGTGTATCTATCCATTGCGCGTAACTTTCAGCGTCTTGCATCCTGTCAATAGCAATATCGACACTATTTTGCGCTTCCGCTAAATTCTGTTTCAAGTTCATCAACAATTCTTGCGATTGCTTCAAAAGCGATTCTTGCTCTTTGTTCTCCGCTTGCAATTCCGCTAACTGATTTTCCAGCTTCATCAATGATTCCGCGGATTCGTTCAATCCCTGCATCCCTTCGTTGATCCAATTCCGCAAGCTGTTCCACGGATTGTTCGGATCGATAAAGAGCATTTTTTGTTCGTTCAAGTTCTGCTGTAACATCTCCGAGTTGTTGTTGTAATTCCCCGGCGTTTGCGGATTCGATTGTGTTTCGTAATTTGTAGTATTGGTTTCTAAAGTAAAAACCGGCTGTAATACTACAGATAAAAATAAAAATAGAAACCCCGATAAAAATATAAAATAATTTTTTTTGCACATCATTCCCCCTTTATACTTTTAACCGCTTCAATAACTTTAGCGGTATCAGTGTTAATATTTGCTTGCGCTCCGGCCTTAAATTCAGCCGTTATTTTTGCGTTATAAATTGCGTTATCAATGGATTTTCCCAAAATAAAAAACAGTGTTACTGCGCCCCAAACAATGATAACCGCTATTCTTTCATTGGGCGTCAAGTTTAATGTTACCCCGAAAATTATTTTATAAATAATTAAGGTTGTTATTACAAAGGCAAGAAATTTATGATTAATCCAGCCTTTAATAAATTTTACCCAGTTCCATTTTTCATCGCCTTTTTCAGCGATAACGTCTTTCACAATTTCTGTAATTTCTTCTTTGTTCATTTCCATTTTAAACTCCTTAATGCCATTCTCTGTGAATTTGATCAATCGCATTTTCAAAATGATTATTTGTAACTTTATGCACACCTCTAAATTTAGCTAATTCACTGTTATATATTTCTAAATTTTCTTTAGTTTTAACTATTCTTTTTGTAACTCGATTTATAGTGTTTCCGTTTGCGCCTAAAAATAAACTTAAAAATACCGCGTCAAAAAATTCTATAAGCGGGGTGTTGTCATTAAATACTAGGGCGGCGCATGATTTTAAGGCCGCTTCCCGTATATATTCATATTGCTTTTCTAGGCGCGTATTTATTGCGCTGAATTGCTTATTATTATTTATTATATTTTTCTCTAGTATATCATTTACATTCTTCATTTCTTCAAAAAGTTCATTTATAGTTTTATCTTGTTCAATATCCTTGTTATTATCTTTATTTTCAGTTGGTTTATTTATGGCATCGTCTTTTGCTTTATACTTTATTCCGCTAGGGCCAGCTTCAAATTCTTTCAAATTTTTATTCGTCTTTAAAAATGCCAAAAAAATAAAAAGTGTTATCCCCGCCGGTATGTAATTTATAATTTCCTGAATATGAATAGGCAATTTATTCCCCTTCCCCGTCTTCTATTTTTTCGTCTTCATTCTGATTTTCTTTTTCTTCATTATCATTTTTTTGATCTGAATTGCTATTAACTTCATCACCATTATTAATAATTAAATCTACCGGCCTGCCGCTTGCATCTTCATCAGATTTTGCGTGTAATCCCAGCCTGTCCATTAATTTCTTTTCACGCGCCCTTATATAGCATACAGTTCTAAAACTCATTCCAGTAAACCGGCGTGATACTTGTTCATGTGTCATATCTAGGCTATCCAGTAAATCAATATATGCCCTTGCCTCTTTTGACATATCAACAGATGGCCGGGCCATAGCCGACCATTCGCATTTTAACCATGCGGATCGCAATTTCCATTTTTTAGGATCAAATACAATTTCCAAAAAACCGGGTAAAACAATTTCACCTAATAAGGCGGATTGAATTTGATATTCTTCATAAATTATTTGTGTAAAATCTTTTGCGTTTTTAAATGCCCGGTATTTTAAAACAATTTCATATTCCGTATTTCCCTGCCGGGAGGCTGAATAAGATGTTGAAAATAATAATATTCCGATCTCCGGCGGTAATTCTAAACAACCCCAGCATATAGCGGATACTATTGTCTTTTCAAAATCTTTAAAATTAATATTCGGGTGTGTAGGATTGAAAGCCTTTACGGTTTCTCCGGGTTTAAGGTTTTCAAGAATCATTCCGGGAACCATGTTTATCTGCGGCGGCGTTTCTTTTGCAGGTTGTTCCCCGCCTTTTGCTTTATTAATTGCCGCGTTATTTATTACGCCGCCCCCAGCTGGCGCGTTAGCCGGTTTTTCAAGAAAGAAAGGAATAATAGAACCGATAACCGCCGCCCTTAATTCAGCATCGCGGTATCTGTCTAAATCGCGTAACATATATAATGCGCTTGCAAGTACCGGGGTTCCCCTTACTTCGTTTAATAATTTATTGCCACCGTAAACCATCCAAGAAATCCGGCGGCCTGATTTTTCCCCAAAAACGGGAATTCTTGTATATTTAAATTCGTTATCTGTAAATTCTTTAACCCAATATGCAACGTGCCGACCGTGCGAATCCCTTTCAACACCATGCGTTATCGTGTTTCCTTGTTTGCAAGAATATTCAAGCGGGGTTTCAATGCTGTTCCCGCTGATTATATCCCATGAAGGAAGTCCGGTCTGTTGATTTATACGACCAACAATTATAACATCGCCGCATATTATAGCCTCCTGTCTAACTGCCTCTTGAAATTCTCCAAAAGTCATTTCTTTTTTATAGTGAAAAACATCGTAATTATCAGCATACAAAGAAAAATTGATATTCATTAAATCAGCATATTTAGTTGCCTCTTGTTCTTGTTCCTCTTCCGATAAATTAGGCCATAAAACCGATCCTATCGGTGTGGGTTCCGGGTACATACCGGTAAATATTTCATTGCGTAATATTCTTTTTATTAAACCCTGAAAATATGTGTTTTCAATAAATAGCTGATAACACCTGCGCCGTAAAGTAAAATAATCTACCGCGTGATTTATAACATATTCTTTTGTATACCCAAAAGAGCCGGGAAATTTATCACCGTCAAATACATCGTCTATAATATCTTTTACATAAGAGGCCAAACTATTTTCAACATCTTTCCACTGAACATCTTTTACCATACTGGTATTCCCTGAAATATTTGTTGTTGTTGATTTAATCCTAATTTATCTTCTAAATCTTCTATTTGTTTTATTAGTTTATCCCGTCTATCTATTAGCGATGGAACATCCTGTAAAGTAACATTGATTGTATTTTGCCCGGTATCCATGCTGTAGGATTTTTTTTCTTCTTTTGTTAATGCGTAAACGGCTTTATCTAAATTAAATAATAGTGCGCGTGTATTTAGTAAAGTATCTTCCCAAAATTTACGTTGATCCTCTGCTGTTACCGGATTACTTTCATCTAATAAAGCCATAACAAAAAAGATATGTATTTTTATTTAAATATGCTATTAACTTTTCTTTTTTTTATTTTATGTATCTTCATAAAAATAACCTTCTTTTGCGCTATCCCAAAACGCCTGCCAGTCTAATGCCTGTAATCCTAAAATCTGTCTACACCAATCATTAGCCCAAATTTCTAAGGCGGCTAAATTATAACAATATGTATCAAAAAAATGATTCGCCGCGCCGTGTTTTGGTTTCCATATTGTTTTCAAATAACGCTCAAAACGATCATATACATCTACCCGCTCCTCTGCTTCAAATTGTTTAAAATAATCATCACGAAAATCATCCGCAAAATTCGGAAACCAGCTAGGCTGATATTCGTTTTCATTCCATGTTAAAGCCATAAAAGCGTTACTAATTCTATCCTTTAGTTTTCCGGTGTTGACGTGAAAGGCTTGACCGAGGCCGATTCCTTTCAGCGTGCTTTGTTTGAATAATTTAAAAGTTTCCCCGCCGTCAATGTAATCTTGCCCCTTGCATACATAAACCCCTTGCCCATGCCGCATCGCATAGGCATAAACCCACTCGGTATTCCAACCAGAATCTACTAAAGTTATTGATATATGATATTTTTTCCCGTCCGTACCTATGTAAATTTTATTGCCAATAAAATCATCTAACATATCCCACGGGCCGTTAAATTGCGCCGTATCACCATCAATGGAAAAACAATCAACAGTCCATGTTGCTCCCCCTGCGGAATAACCTTTAACATCAACAAATAAATTATTTTTTTGTACGTCAACGCTACACGCTAAAATTAAAACAGGGGAGCCGGTATTTACAACCGCTAAATCGTTAGGTACTTTGCCTCTTACAAAACCATGCCGCCTAAATAAAACAACCCGCTCGTACCTTAGATTAATTCCGCTTTCTTCAAAAGTTAAACCTTGTTTTGTGTTGCGGAAAGTACGATATTTTTCTTTATCTCTTATTCTGTTATTTTTTATATCCCAACATTCCGCCCATAATTTAACCATATCATCCCAGCTATACATTCCCGGCGGATTGTAAAGGGGAGATAAATGAAAAGAAAAAAGGCCGGGCGTTTTACTTTCAGCGGTTGCGATCCATTTTCCTTTTGGTATAATAACCTCTTTATCATGGTTATACATAAGGCCGCCGCAAAATTTACATTTATACGCAACTGTTGATTTAATACCCTTTTCGGGGTCTGCTATTATTGGTTTATAGTTTTCATCATTCTCCCATACAATGCCGTATATTTCCCCGGTGTCATTTTTCCCATGCCATACAAGCGGCTGAAATTCCCCGCAATGTTTACAAGGTACGTTAAAATATTCTTGCGTGCCGCTTTCAAATAATTTTTTTATAATTGACGTTTGATCAACTAACGGCGTACTTGCCCAATATATTTTTCTTTTTCGTACATAAGCATCGGTTCTATTCCGTATCAATTCAACAATATCGCCTTCACTTTTCAGCCTGCTTTTATATGCGTCAACTTCATCAACTTTTGCGGATTGATAGGAATTCTGCCGGAGGCGATCCGGATTCTTGCTTCCGTAAAAATGTAAAAAACCACCGGGATATTCTTTGGCGTTTGCGGTATCGCCGGTATTCCGGCTTCCTTTTGCTTTTGGCGATTGTGCAAAAATTAAAGGCCGCGCCCCCGCTATATTTATCATTGCTTCGATTCTTGTATTAACGCCGGTTTTAATTAATCCGGCAT